TCCACTTATAACAACATTTTCTACTGTAGAAATATTGCTATTATTTTTTACCCAAGACAAAGATGTGGAGACTATTGTATTTGATTCATTTACATAATACAGTAAGTCATTAGCCGGATCTAAGGCTATTTGACCTTTTACTAAATTTGGTATTGTCATGAAAAACCTTTCCTAATTAAAAGGTTCCACCGTCAAATGTCATATTGTCTATAGAACCGCCAGTAATGGTAACGTTATTTGAATTTTGTACTGCGATTGTTCCAAGACCTAATGTGGTTCTAGCCGTAGATGCATCTGCGTCATCGACAAGACTTCTTCCAAATGCGGTAAAAGTTGCAAGAGCTGCTGTATTCGCTCCAGTGAAATAAGGAATTCTATCGGCTTCAGAGGTTAGTCCAGCAATCGCTGCCAACTCTGGATCGTAAGCTTGTACGTCTGTACCAATTACCAAACCTAAGTTTGTCCTTGCATTTGCTGCGTCTGTTGCTCCAGTACCACCATAAGCGACACCTACAGCTGTTGCGCTCCAAGTGCCTGTTGCAATATTGCCAAGTGATGTCAAGCTTGAATTAATAACACCTGAACCAAGTGTAGTGTTGCTTAATACTGAAGTCCCATCAATCTTGTAAATTTTACTTGATGCTATATTTATATGCTCTGATGATGTCCATGAATCTGTTGAGTCAATCCAGTTAAAGGTCTTATCTGTTGCACCTTTCACTGTAAATCCAGCACCATCTGCTGTTACATCTGTTGGAGATGCTGTGTTGGCTAAAACTATATTTTTATCTTCAACTACTAAGGTTGCCGTGTTAAGTGTTGTTGTATTTCCATTAACGATTAAATCGCCTGTTACAGTGAGATTATTACTAATCGTAACGTTAGCTGGAAGGCTTAAAGTTACCGAACCATTTGATGCGGAAACAGATACTTCATTAGTTGTCCCAGTTAAAGAAACAACACCTTGGTTTGTTATCGTTATAGTATCTGTAGCACTAGCTTCAGTAGTTATTCCTGTCCCGCCAACAATTGTAAATGTGTCACTTCCACTAGTTATTGTTAAGTTAGAACCAGTATTAGCGGCTACGGTAAACGCAGTAGCGACTCCACCCATAGCTTGATCTACATATAGTTTGGTAGCAGCGTGTGCGTTTGCAGTTGGTGTTGCAACAGATATTGTTCCAGAAAAAGTTTTATTACCAGTAATGGTTTGGTTTGTGCCAAGGGTAGTATATGCACCATAACCAGCAATTGCAATAACAGATGTTGCACTGCCGCCAGCCCCGCCAGTTCCTGTACCATAATAAAGGGTATTGTCAGCTTCGTTAAATGCTAGTTCTGCATTCTCAAGACTTGTTGGGGCACCTGCTGCTCCAGCGCTAGACCTTCTTTTAATTCTTAGCGTATTAGCCATTTTTAAAAATTCCCTCCATCAACAAGATTTGACTCTGCATAATTGATCCATTGAGAGCCGTTATATCTTAATACTTGACCACTCGCAGCTGAATCTATAGTAACATCTGTCATCCCATTTAGAACTGATTGAGTTGAAATATTTGATTCTGCTGCAATGATTCTATCCTTAATCGTAAGATGAGAACCTGCTGGGTTGATCCCCAAAACAGTTTGTATTCCTTCTACCGCATCGTTTAGATCAGTATGTTGCTGATGGTGTGGTACTGTAGTCGAATTTAGAGTATCATTAGCTGTTGGATTTACAAAATTATCTAATGATGCTGGATAGTTTGTGGCCACAAAAACTCCTAAATAGAAAGTATTTTAGTATTTGAATCACTCCAGATTATAGTAACAGGAGTGTTGCTATTGGAGCCGGTAAATGGTAAACCACTTGAATTGTCTATAAAAAATATTAACTTTGAATCAGAATCTGAAGATCCACTCTGATATAAAACTATTCCATCAAAGTATTGACCATTATAGTCGCTGATAGAAACATTATCTCCATCTAATACGCCCAATGAGTTAACTACATTAGTCATGCTATTTGATCTTTTTTTTATAGCACCTGCTGGTATATCTGATATATATTGATCTGAATTTTCGTTTGGTGTATATAAAGATTTATCTATAAGAAGAACTTTTAAATTATTTGAACTTAAATTAAATTCACCATTTAATAAAGATTCTTTAGCTTTTTTGTATACAAAATTTGCCATATTAAATTCCAATATCTTTAGAAATTTTAATTCTATATTTATAACCTTGTTCAAAATAATCTTTATCAGGGGTAAAGTACGATGGAGTTGCATCAAGTGAAGGGAAATCAATATACACTTCTGCTCTCCATGAATGAGTGCTTACACTCGTAGTAACATTTTCCCACCTAGAAGGACCTTTTTGTATTTTCTTTCTTTGGCATAAGAAATACCTATTATTCAAAAAGTTTGAAGCAGGTTTTTCGTTAAACGTTACAGTGACTCTTCCATAGTTGTAATCATTAGATAAATAAAAATCACCATCAACTGGGTCAATATTATCTATATAAAATAAAGGATTTTTAGCTATAATATTATAACTAATGTCTGCTTCTGTTCTTATGGACCTGTCTTCAATCAGAACAGGGATCGTACCTGGATCTACAAATTCTTTATCCGATGGGGTAGCTGAAGAAACGTAAGTGAATTTTACAATTTCGTAAGGGACTGTCGATCCAGCAGAATCTACAACGTTTTCAACTCTTATAAAATAAGATTGACCATCAACCAAATTAGCTTTCCAATAAAGACTTATAATTCTAGAAATTTGATTATAATCTTTTATTGTATTAATAATTTCAAATGGAGCGGTGACCTGTGCCGGAGTGGCTGCATCTGTATAGACTTTAAAGTTTTCATTTTTCAATGAAGATATTTTTATTGTTCTACCAAATTTTATAGATGCACTGTACGCATTTACTTTGGCTTGATCAATGAGAAATAGGGCCACAATTATTCTCCAAAATTATTAACTAGTATCAATAGTAATAAACAAAACGGAAATATGAAAATAGGGGGTGGAGATTTCTCTCACACCCCCCATTCTCTAGGGATTCGTAACTATAACTAACCCTAAGGTTTTTGTTGTTATGCCATCTCGTTTGTAACTTGTACTTCGTAGTTACGGGCAAGATTAACATTTCTAGCAACAGTGATACCTTCACCGTCACCAAGCATTACGATGTCATAACGCTCTTTCATCTTCATGGAACGAATGTCACGAGTTGGATCATCGAACTGATCTGTGCTCATTTCATCCTTAACAAGGAGGGTACCCACTTCATTGCGGTCAATCAAGAACACGTCAGACTTAGCTGGCGTTGCACCCGACTTAGCAGTAAAGCTTACGAATGGTGTAACAATTACATTCAGACCCATTGGGGCTGTCGAATTGAGTGCACCACTTGGTGAGCTTGGACGGTAACCCCAGCTTGTGTTAACAGCTGCAGCCGATCCACCAGTGTGGAAAATCGCATCCTTCAAGAATACCGACCACATCAATGGGTGGAGGATAAAGTCTGTTGGGACATGATTTTCTGCCATCAGGACAGCAGCCATGTCGACAACATCATCCCAATGGAGTGTATCGTTGAACGCGCCATCGATCCCTCTACCGGTTGTATCATCATATGAACCACTGTCGTTGTCGAACACAATTGTTGCTGCGTCCTTGAAACGGCTAAGGGCAATTTGTTCCTTCAAACGGGCCATTGCACGACCTGCTGCGCGAACATGAAGACCTACAATGTCCCAAAGGGAGTCTGCGATGACTTCCTCTGTGAAGGAGAGCTTAACGCCCTTCTTCGAGACTTTGCCTTCAATCTGCTTAGCAAATGCGAGTGCCTGTTCTGGGTACTCTTGTCCTTCTGGAATTTCTGCTGCTTGAATTGCGTTTACGGCTGGAAACTCCAAGGAGCGTCCTTTTCCTAGTCGCACTGTTGATAATAGTGGAGTCACGAGTAACTGTGGCTCTGCTGCTTCTCTAAGTGTACGAGAGATGACCTTAGGAAAAAGTGCTGCTGCATCTGGTGATGCAAAAGCCTCTTTGATGGTCACTCTATTATTTTCGTCGATGTGCCCATCCTCGGTTAATACAGTCTCCCATGCTGGGAGACCCGAGAGGAGCTCTTGGATTGTCTTACTCATCTTAGGATCTTTCCTCCTGCTATTGTTTCTTAAAGTGTGAGGTTGACGCGGAATGCACCAACCACATTTGTAACGTCCAAGTTAGAACGTATACCCAATTTACCCGAATATGAACCCGAGCGTGTGAGCTCGTATACAGTCTTCAAAGCACCTGGATCTGACGGCAATTGCATGTAAGACAGAAGACCATCATCAAAGTTGGTTGCAAACTGTTCTACTTCAATAACCTTACCAACCTGGAGGTAAGAATAAACGTCAGTCGAATTGATGAAATCCGCTGCCGCTGCCTTAACTGGACGTCCCATGCTATCCGATCTTACGAGCGAACCAACAGTTACGTCAGCGTTCAATCCACTAACCATTGGATACTCTACGTAACCATGGGTAATGAAACCTGCACCTTGTGATGTACCCTTATCGAATGGACGATAGAGGTCATACTGTGCGACACCAATTGGGATAGAGCGAGCTGCCACAGTTACTGTGTCAGTTGCACCCGATGAATAGTTTGGCGTTGCGCCATTCATTGGGTCCCAGGTTGAAGGCATATTGTCTCCATAAGCCTTGCTTGATGATGTACCGTTTGCAGGGACAACGCGTGCGTCGCCATTGCTGTCAGCAACTACCGAAAGGATTGTTCCCTTGGTGATTACTACTTCAAAACGATCATCTTCACTATCTGTGTACCAGGTTGGAAGACCTGGGTGTGTGAGCAAGTAGGCTGCAGGTGCGATACCCTGCGAAACTACAAAGCGACCAGCACCGGTTTTGGTGCCAACTTTACGGAATTTTGCTAAACTCATTTAAGTTATCTCCTTAAGATATATTTTTTTTTTAAAGTTTACGACGGCCCATAAGAGCATCTACAAAGATATCTTCAAATGGTGTTGCTTCTACTGTTTCTTTTTCTTCGTCTTTTCTGTCGAGAGTTATGACACCTGTCTCATTCTCGCTAGCTTCGATTTCAGAATTAATTTCTGGCAAGTTTGCTTTTGCTTTTTTGGCTGCCGGCATACCTGCAAGATCTCTTAAAGAATCAGCTAAAGAAGAAGCTGTACGCTTAACGTGATCAGCTACTAATGCTTCTCTAGCTTCGTATGATTCAACACCAACTGTAATCTTTGCATCAACAACTCTTTCTGCAAGAGTTCTATGTAATGCACTTCTAAGCTTCTGGTTTTCTTCTTCAAGAGCCTGAAGTTTATTGACTGAATCATCCGCATTTTGCTCAGGGGCAACTTCTTCACCAGTGAGCTCTGCTTCTGTTCCTTCAGTATCTTTATTTTCTTCAGAGGTTTCAGCTTTAACAGAATCAACAACTACTACTTCACTCTGTTCTTCTGTTGCTACTGCAACTTCTGTAGATTCTTCTTCTGCGGCTGGTGCTGCAGAAACGATCTGTGCTTCAAGTTCGGCTACGCGAGCCTTAGCTTTTGCTAATTCGTCGTCCAACTCAACTGCGATTACTTCTTCTTGTTCTTCAACAGGCTTTACTTCTTCTGCGTCAGCTTTTGCTGATTCAGCAGTTTCGTCAGCTACTTTATCTGCTGATTCTTCTTCCTTAGAAGCACTTGCCAACGTTGAAAGGTCTTCGCTAAGCTCTTGAGCGACGGCGAGGATGTCTTCGTTTACTACAACATCATCCATTTTAAGATTCTCCTCATATTTTTTCTCAATAGAGTCTTCATTAGATAGTAATGAAGCCTGCTCATTAATTACATTTTCACTCTCTTGAACAGCCATCGCACTAAGGAATGCTCCCTTAAGATGCAGGTAAACTGGTCTTGATTCTTTTTTCTTCATATTTTTAAACATTGATTCATTTTCATTTATTGAAACAATATCATCATTATCCATGTGTAGGACAAAAGCTGAACTTCTAGCTATCCAGTTCTCTGAATCAGCAACCGGTGCTTTGCCGTCTACCGACTTAGAACCTCTTACTCCAGATCTTTGATCTGCTGGCTGGTTAACAAATGAGTACTCTTTAAAAGAAATGTCTTGCATGTCAACAAAAGCCATTTTACCCTTGTAGACTTTGCCTCTTTTAAATCTGGCAACGTTTGGCTTGCCACTTGCGTCTTCTGATGCTAGGTCATCTCCAGATATCGAACAAACAGCTTTGCCGGCTCTTCCGCCAACAGAACCGGTCATATATCTTTTATCGGCTATTTTTTGTGCGGCAACTGGATCAGTAACGGCAATCTGCAAACGTACGAAAGAAGAACCGTCTTCTTCCTTATCCATCCTTGCAGCCATAACACGGCCAATCGGCTCAGAGTTTAAATCATGGTTAAGAATGATTGGCTTAGGATATGGCTCAACCCAAGACTGGAGAGCCTTTTCTAATTCTATTGCTGAGTAGTTATTGTAGTTAGCTGTCAACCCGCTCATGTATAGCGGCAACTTCGATTATTAGCCCCTGTTTACTATCAAATGATTCCATGAAATTATAATTGGAGTCGGCAAACTTGGGCATTTCTATCGTGAAATTTTCTACAAAATCAAAAGCCATTATTTGTTCCTTTATTACTGATCAGCTATATAGTAAATTTGTTTTTATAAGATTAAACAATCTTATATAAATATATCATACTTTATCGAACTTGACTAGTTCTAATATTACCCCTATTGTCTCCATTTGTCAAATAATGCTGATACATATCTTTAGACATAAGATGAGGG